GCACTATGCTCGCCGGAGCCATGCGCCTTGGAGTGGCCTGCCATGATGAACCACTTACTGGTCACGACATTGTAGATCCCGATAGCGAAGTCTTCGAGGCTAGCCAGGGTGATGTCCTGCTGGCCGACGCAGGAGATGTTATTCGACTCTGCCCCTGATTCATGTTTGATGACGATGGAGCGGTCGTCGTGGATGGGGTGTAGGATAATGAACATCCCGTCCGCAGCGCCGTTGATGCGGTTTAGATCGTCTGAGGGGTCGTCGCTTTCCGTATCGACAAAGTGGTTGGTGCTGGTTACAGTGATAGCGCCGGATGAAATCGTCAGTTCCGTCTGGGCAGGGTAGCGCATCTCTGCGGTCTGTAGGTAATCGGAGTACACGCCCAATCCGGCGCTGAGCCCTCCTGGGCCATCGTCCGCTTGGTTGCGAATAAGCAGTTGATCAACGCCCGATATGGCCTGCTTGAGAACAACGCCTAGTGTTGCCCCCGCATTATCGAGGTGGACTTCCCTGTCTAGCAGCTTAACCCCGTCTACCGTTACGCCCGCCGCCCCCGTAGACTCGGCTAGTACATCAGCTTTTATGCCTGTAGCGCCGAAGTCCTGGGCTTGGCTGGTCGAACCAACCTTGGTGCCGTCCTGCCTCAAGAACACGTGGTTCAAGACATCGGTAGTGACAGGAACCTCGAACCTAGATGCGTTAGTTCCTTCAGCAAACAGTTCGACCACAGCGTCGTTGGCAGGAGTGGAGTCCACATTGGCGAACCACTTAATGATGAGCCTGTCAGTGGTGGCAATGGTTACATCAGCGGCTAGGACGGCGTGTACATTGTACTCAGTGGCGCTATCGGTTAGGAAGTCCGTTTCCTCCGAGGTTGCCACCAGAGTTTCGGAGCCATTGTCCCTATAGTAAACCTTAAAGTGAATCTTAACTGGCCTCTTGTTGGACAGTGTTACCCTTGCGTGGATGTGTCCTGTATAGACGCCAGCTTCTAACACCGTCACCCCTGGAGCACCAGCATCGGTGGCAAAGTTGAATAGAGCCTGGTCGTCACCTTCACCAAGCAAACCACTCTGGAACGTGCTCTCTGCCTCCCCCGTAGGTGTGTCGAGCATCTTATAGTAGATGCCGGTATAGGACGAGGCGGTGTTGTTGAAGAAGTAATCCTCAATGAAGTGGATTGCTGAGTCCACGTACTCTTTAGTGGCGAGGTGGTCTGCTACCGTGGGTAAGATTCCTGAGGCTACCTGACTGAACACTACCAGACCAGTAAGGCCCAAAGTGGCCTCACCCTCAACGGCACTAATGGCCGCCGCATCGAGGTACTTTGCATGGTGAGCCGCAGCGACAGCCGCGTGAGTGGCTATGTCAACAGGAACGGTAGGGTCCTCTATACCAAAGAGGACGTTCCCTGAGCCCACCTCATGGATGAGCTTACCTAGTAGGATACTGTGCTTGTGCTGGGCAGCCAGGACAAACTCAAGGTCAGACCCGACCAGGCCGAACTTGAGTAGGTCCTCTAGCGCCTTGACCCTACGTGCGAGCCTCGTCGTTGAAGGGTCGGGAGTCTCCTGTACCACTAGGCTACCTTTCTCTCCTGCAAGGCCACCTCTACTAGGTACTCTGCCTCTAAATCAGGCTCTTGCAGAACACTGACCAGGCGTAAGGACTTCACCCACATATTTTTGTCTTCACCCCAAGGGCCACTGGCTACCAGTGGAGTGGACGACTCATCCAGCGTATGTAGGTCACTTAGTTGCTCTGCCGCCGAGCGGACCTCTTGCCCCATATCTAACTTGGCGTCTCTGACCAGGTGTAACTGTATGAGGTTGATAGGCACCTTCTTACTCTGAGGCACAGCAAACGGCTCAAAGTAGTTGATCTCAGGAGGGGCTGTGGTTGAGTCCCCCGTGAAGTCAAGGTGGAACTGAATCTCTCTGCCTACAGCAGTCAGTGGCAGATAGAATGTATGTAGACCATCAGAGTTGACCCTCATGGTATCGCCATCTATATCGAGAGCGGAGTAGGCCCCACCGTCCACACTAAAGTAAACGTCCCAGTACCTAGCAGCTGATAGAGTACCTTTGCCAACCACAACGACCTTGGGGAAGTCCTTGTCTCTCCAGTCCCCGAATGTGTACTTGTGGGTGTAGCGGAGCCCAGACTGTGCAAACCTATAGGCTGAGTCATCCACGTCAGGAGCACCAGCGGAAGCTGAGAGCTTGATGTAGGATATGTTGTTGTCGTTGCCGAACCAAAGCCTAGGAGGCGAAGTCAGTGTGGACAGGAACATGGCCTGGCTGGTTGTAGCTGCTAGGTATATCCAGGTGTCCCATATCAAAGGACCAAAGCCAGGCTCACCGCCTCCCCTATCTCTGGCCACCATGATGTAGATGGTGGCTCCCACTGTCAGCAGGCCTAGGAGCCATCGGTTGTCTACTGCAAAGGCCTTGAACCTACCTCTAACAGGACTCTCATTGATAAGCTCCATCTCCAGTCCCGCACTCTCCACAAGACCAGGGACAAACCTGTACACTCCTCTGCTGTGAGGTATCATGGCGTAGGGCTCGAACATCTCCATGCCTAGGCAGTTGTCATCATCCCTCACCATGCGCTTGATGAGAGGTGTGCCCTTGCCTTCGGGACTCACGCCAAAGAGTCCTTCAGGCTTCCCCACCAGGGCAGTCTTCTCAAAGGCTACTATGCCAGTAGGCTTAGTGGAGGTCTCTCCACATTGGAGATCGTCTGACCAGCTTGCGGACAACATAGGGTCCAGACCTGAGACGCAATTGCGGAGGAGACCACTGTCCTCAACACCAAACATACGGTCGATGCCTGCTGCCAGTCTATAGGCTCTGACGCCCGACTCCGCCTGTGCCCATGTGTCAGGTGTATCTATGGCAGTGACCTCCCAGAGAGACTGGTTGGCATCATCGGTGGTTACGAGGCCCGTGTTGTCCTCCCACCTCATGCCATCGACGCCCAGTGTTCCACCAGCGCCGAAGTCCTTGGACTGCACTATGCTGTCGTCAGAAGGCTTTATCCTGTAGACGTACCTACCACAGACAGCCCAGATGTAGCCTAGCGCCTCAAAGATGCGTGTGGGGTTGGCGGTGCTGCTGGTGAGGGTAATGTTGTTGACCTCAGGCCCAGGCAGCAGCCTGAACGGGAACCTGGCATCTGTGTTCTGACCATATTCCGAAGTGCCAGGGATGCCTGACTTGGACTTTAGGCCTCCCAGATGCCAGGTGTCAGAGGGCTCCGAGAGAATGGAGGGCAGGCCATCAGCCCAGGGTGGCTCATGAAGGTACTGCTCCTCCCAAGCCTGCTTCTCCTTTGTTTCGGCTAGCAGGTAGGACTCGGACCCTATCTTCACCGTGCCTACGTGTTTCGGTCGTGATGCCATTATCTTGCGGCCCAGGGTTGTGGTACTACTGTAGGCCAGGGCGATTGTGGTTGCCCCTGTCTAGGCTTAGGGCGATGCTTAACCAGGAGCCTGTGTAGCTCAGGTGCATGAAGCAGCCTAGCCTTGTGCCAGACATCCCGTGCATCTGACGCACCTCTACCAGGAGCACTAAGGTAGGCTAGCACCTCATCGTAGCACAGCGCGGCCACTAGCTCCTCAGCAGCGTTAGCAGGAGCAGCAGAGGCGTCAGTGTAGAGGAGTGGCATAGGGCGTGTACACTCTAGGTAGAGAGTCTGGGTAGCTGCTATGGCAGGACTGATTTGCAAGGTCAGCACACCTACATCTTCCCTTATCCTCCACCATCGGCCGTCTACGCCAAAGGACTCATCCACGTCCAGGCCAGAAGTGGGATACCACCTCACATCATGCACCTGCTCCTTATCCTTCAGGAACGGCAGGCCAACCAGACTGTACTCCTCTTGATTGGCCACACCTACTATGGGAACCCTCTCCACGTACCAGTAGCGGGCTAGACCCCTGTTCATGGCATCGTTCCATACTACAGGGTCAGCCAGCCAATTCCACTCAACCTCGTCGGCATTGACAAAGGCACCAGCCCAGGTTGGCAGCACAGTCATGCTGCCAGCGGAAACATCAGAGGATGAGATGATGCGAGCCACCTCCGCGTTGTTGCCAGTGGTAGGCCACAACCAGGTGCCCTTACCTCTGTCGTCCCTGAATATCGTAGACTTGACACGATGGTCAGACGTGGTGATTTTGTCACTGTCGGTGCCTGTGTTCACCAGCACAATGCCGGCACCATACTTGCCCAGCGCGGCCTGTCTAGCTCGCAGCCTGGTGACTCCCTCTGGCCTAAAGGGGGCAGACTTGCTGGACTCCACGGGGCCTGTGGAATGGTAGAAGGAATACTTGTACCACTTGTTGAGGTCACCGCTGGAGTCTGCATAGGAGTAGTAGAAGGTGTCCGCCACCAGAGTCACGGTGCCTATGGCAGAGTATGTACCTCCAAGGGAACTGGCGCGGTACACACGGATACTCTCATAGGTGGCGATCTGAGTGTCTATGTCCTCCACTATGAACCGTAGAGTTACCGACATCCTCTAACTCCTTGCTGAACCGTGACTAGGAATCTCGTCCACAGTAGCACCAACGTAGGCGTCCCTGAGTGGCAGTACACTAGGACTGATGTACACATCATTGACAAGGTTGACGAACAGGTCAGTTAGGTCCATGTTGAAGAACACAGGCTGGAACCGGCCCCCATCAGCTCCTACACTGTGACCTGCCCACAGAGCACGGATGTCATCAGCGGTGGCCTCAGAGATAGCTGTCTCTGAACCCCAGGTGGTGCCCCCATCAGTAGACTTCTTGTATACCACGTCCACGGTAGCCTCCCAGGTCCCTCCCTTGAGGTAGGCCACATAGATGTCGTCATTCTGTTGGTTAATGAACAAGGCCACCTGGGCAGCGTTGTCCAGGTCAGTTGCAACACTGGTTAGAGCGGTGATAGTGTTATCGGCAGACACCGAACTCAGGATGGCATCCCAGACCTTCAGGTCAGCAGTAGCGGCGTCAATCTCGGTCCAGGCCGCTATGATAACATGGTTGTCACTGTGGCGAATCGCAGCGGACATCTGGTAGTAACTAACATCATCCGTCATGCCTGTCGAGATGGCAGTTTCAATCACCCAGTCGTCCTCTGAGTCGTCGTAGACCTTAACCGTGATCTGATTCGACGACCTATCCCAGTAGACACACCAGATGTCATCCTTGTCTGTCTCGTTTCCTGGCAGTAGGAAAATCTGATCTACCGCGTTACCATCAGCAAGATCAGAGCGGCTAGTCCAGGTGGCTCCATCGTCCGTCGAGCGGTAGAAGCCTAACTCCCCGTCAGCGTCCCCCCAAAAGCCAAGGTACAGGTTACCGCCTCTCGCCCTTACTATGTCCACCACCCCTGTGTCCCAGTTCACATCGGTGAACGTGGTACCTGCGAATACCACCACCTCTGTACTGAGAGAATCATCCAGAGTGTCTAGATTGCGGTAAAGGACATCATCACCAGCTACCTCAGTGTACGCTATGTGGATAAGCGTACCTGCATTGCCTGGCGTCCACCTGTCATACCAGATGCTAGCCTTGGCGAGTGTGGCTACTTTGATGCTGACTGCTGTAGCCCAGGTAGCTCCTCCATCAGTCGTCTTTTGGTACACGAGGTCACTAGAGCCGTCCTGATAGAAAATATAGGCAGTGTTGACATCAGTCCAGACAGGACCTGCTCGCACAGCCTCTAGGTGTAGAGTTGAACTGACTGAGGTGCCAACGGTAATGTCAGCCATCGGTCACTAGATACCGGCTTCTCTGACCTTTTTCAGCAGATATACTAACTCCTTAGTCAGGAGGTCGATCTGCTGTTGTAGGCGTGAGCCCTCATTAGGGTCAGCCTCTAGGTCCTGAGCCACTCGCAGCTTGGTCTTTAGTGTCACCTCACGGTTAGCCATAATGCTCCTTTACTTTTTGTGTCGCTTGGACTTGCGCTTAGGATGAGGGTTGCCCTCAGAGTGGTACTCTCCAATGACCTCTCTGGTGGTACGAGGCTTCATACCGTGTTCTACACCATGCAAGAGCCTTATCTGAGCAGCGGCTTTTGCAGGAGTAGTGGCCTTGGCATGAACGCCACTAGGACCAGTCACCCTGACCTTTCCCTTACCAACGCTAGTCTTCTTGTAGGGCATGGTCTACTCCTTGGGCGGCCAGTCCTCCCCCTCCATGAAGTGTTCATAGAGAGGGAGGAACTCAACCTTCAACTGCCCCTCTTGGTCAAGCCTCCTGAACGCCAGTTTGATGACACCTCTGGCTGACTCACCTATCTCGATGTCCACAGGTCTGTCAACCGTCTCGTCCCAGGTGTATCTATCACCATCGCGCTTCACCTTGAGGCGCTTGAGCTCCTCTTCGGAAAAGCTGAGGCGCTCCTGCTGCTCCCTGATTACCTTGAGAGTAATGTAGTCGCTCTGGTCAGGAAGGATATTCAGCAGAAGTAGGCGTTGCTTGACATTAAGAAGCATCTGTTTCCTCCTAGTTGAACCTCTGGTATGTCTGCAACCACTCCAGCGGAAGCTCTCCTTGATCGTTAAGCCTCCGGAACTCTGAGGTGATTATCTCCAGACCCTCAGTTCCTATGTCGATGATCTTCGGCTGACTCTTGGCTGCACCTGTGGTTTTCAGTTGCGCTTGCAGGTCCAGGATGACGGCCAGTGAAGTTGCACTAGCAACCTCGGGCAGAAGTGCCTGGAGACAGGTCCTCTCGGCAGGAGACAACTCTATCTCCCCACCTTGGAAGCCAGGCTCAACGCCACTCAATCTCAGGAAGTTACCTGTTGACAGGAACTCCTCCACTCGGCTCTCAGGCACTTCGTAGGTGTCACCCTCCGTGTCATCCTCGAACCTGAACAGAACGTCACCACCCTCTTCCTCGGGAAGATAGGTCAATGCCAGACATTGTAGTTTTACCACGTTCCTCCTCCTCTCCTAGTTGGCGTAAAGCTGGATGTGGTACAAGCTAGACCCAACGTACACCTTCAGAGTGTGGTCCTTGCTATTGCTTGCCTTGTCACTACCCGTTGAGGCACCAGTACCGCTACTGTCCAGGTTCAGGAAGCAGTCCCAACCTTTGACGTTCACATCCCGAATACGAAGAAACGAAATGAGACCACTGTAGGTGTAGGTGCTTGGGACAGCCAGGAACGATGAGAACGCCGACACGTCGCCCGTGATTGTACGGGTGCCAGAGGTGCCGAAGTCGATGTTGGCCTCGACAGCCACCACCTGGGCAGCAATGTCACCGGAGCCAGCCTTGAGAACTGGGTCTGCAAGGATAGCTCGCAGGTCGTTGCCACCCATACTAGCCTGGAACCTGGGTGAGACCTCAAGTCCAGTGATACCACCAGAGCCGTCTGCACTCTTGCTAGGCTTGATGCTAACAGCCGTATGGTCACCAGCTGCCTGGGTCACGTTGCGGCTATTGATACGGACATTCTTACCATCCTGTTGAGTGTCGATGTAGAAGTGGTCAGCCGCGACCGCCTTCAACGTCAAGGTACTGTCCAGGAGTTCCGCCAGGGGTGCTCCACCAGCAGGAGCATCCGCAGGAAGTGTTTTGTTCTTTAGCCACTGGTAAGGCATTGTACTTCTCCTCCTCCACCACCAGTCGTGTTGTGTTAGACTAGTTTCTCGACACCTTCTGTGAGCTCCGCGTCCACCGCGGGAATACCCAGGGAGACGAGAGGCTCAAGGTCGGCCCTGTTGACCGGAACCACAGGGGTTGAGCCACTGGACACTACGGTGTTTAGCCTAACCTTGGTCACGGTCTGACCACTGGCAGGCCTCGGAATGTAGACCGGACGGGCGATTACGATATCGTCATCGCTCTCATCCAAAATGGGGAACTGTCCAATGTGGTAGTAGTTGGAGCCTCCATCAATGGATGCCTGGACTGCCACAGAGACCACCACTGTGGTTCCTGTGCAGGTCCCTAGCAGCATCCGCACCATAGCCCAGAAGCCACCTTCGGTGTCCACTACTGAGCCCTTAGCACCGGTGCCAGCCATATCGACGGCACCGGTGATTAGGGCCAGATTCACGTCCTTAGCCATGTTCTATGCTCCTTCTGTTTCAGCTACCGCTTCTCGTTGTTCAGGCGTGGCAACTACCGTCTGAGAGCCATCGGCCAGGATATCCTCAGTGGGCCTGTCCACTTGCAGCTTGTAGCCCTCTAGGACCCACCCATAGACAGGGTGATACCAGTCCCAGTGCCTCATCCTAGCCTCACGCTGAGTGAGAGCCACTGGGCGGTGCTTAGTCCAGGTTTCACCATCAGCAGACGTTTGTTCAACGTCCCTGTATAGACGGCCACCCTTATCGTAGACATCAGGCGGTAGTTCTGCCATAGCACACCTCCTACGTGTTCATTCCTGTTCTCTCAGCCCGTCAGTATACCGTAGAGCCTCGCAGCTGCACGGGGATGCTTTAGGACTAGGCCAGTGTACCACTCAATTCGACCCAAGTGGTAGGGACCAGCCTCTACCTCTCCAAAGTCCTTGACTGAGGGGAGGGACATACTTTGGATACCATGGAGGTAATCAACCCCCATGCGAGTGCAGTACATACTGGCGGTGTCACTGGCGCCATCACCAGGGTCCTCATCAAAGAGGAAGAAGGATGAGCCATCATCCTCTCGACGCACGACACGGATGGGAGTGCCAGCATAGGCCATCTGCTGCTTGCCAAAGGCGTCCTGGGTGAAATTGATAAGACCAGAGCCAGTTACGGCTCGGACCAGGGTAGTCACCTTACGCCTCATGATCGGAGACATCCAGAGCACCTTGTCTCCACCATCGCCAAGGACAGCATCTAGGAGCTCGTCCATCAGGGCGAGGGTAAGTTGGGCGCCTCCAGAGCCCATAATAATTTTCTGGTTGCCGGTCAGTCGCTTGCGGAGGCCGTCGAACTGGTAAGGGTCAACAGCGGTGTCCCCCTCGAAGAAGGTCTCCGAGAAGGTAATGCCAGCTTGACGAGCCTTCATCCGATACTTCTCAGCCTTGAGGTTGAGCAGGTTGGACATAGCTTTGACCTCAAAGTTGTCCACCTTGACCTCGCCACCGAGAATGACCAGAGGCTCAAACAGGGGATTGATGACACCCGCATCAGGCGTGTAGGTCCCACCTACGCCACGCCATGATACAGTGCCCAGACTAGCCTCGCGGTGATACCGGAAGGCTGGCCCGGTGATTGTCTTCTGCGGCAAGTACTCCAGGACAGGAGAAGCCTCGACGATGATCTTCGCCACTGACCTCTCTAGCTCGTCCTGGCTGTGCTTTGCCGCTTCGAGCATGGTTATGTCAGCCACGGTCTAACTT